AGGGTCAGATGCAAAGGGTGAGCACCCTAGGGTCCGTAGAAGGGCAGGTGCCTTCAGGAGCACCCGGAATGCCTGAAAATGCCCGTGAAATGCCTCAAGAAATGCCTACAATGGCACTTGGAGGTGTACCACCTGTTATTCAAGAAAATGTGGAGCCTACGGGCAACCCCGGAGACGTAGCAGCTGGACCAGTTGGTCTAGTAAATGATCCCGGAGCAGACAATTCCGGAGTAGGTGATGATGTGCCGGCAAAAAGTGATGGGTTTGTAATAAACGCTGCAGCAGTAAAACATGCAGGTTTAAAAGATGTAAATGAAATGATACAGTCTGCAAAAGAATATGCAGAACAAAAAGGAATAAAATTAAACTTTGGCAAAACTCCTACAGGTGCAGAAGATATACTTGTATCAAACGGAGAGGTCGTTATACCAGATGCGTTAGCAAGAATAATTGGGTACGATAAGTTAGAAAAAATTAATAACCGTGGTAAAGAAGAAACAGAAGAGAAACTAGCAGCACAAGAAGAGGGAGCTCCTCCAGAAGGACCCCCATTAGATACAGCTGCTTTACCACCGGTATTACAAGACCAAATGGCTGGTCTTACATAGAGTTTTAACCTCCGGGTTAAATAGAGCGTAGGCTACCCGTTTCTTCAACGGCCCCTACATACAACAACCGAAGTGGCTACCCTAGAGAAGGCCCCACATGAAGGAAAACAAAAATGGCGAAAGAATTGAAGACTACAAATAAGCCCGATACTTCCATTAAAGATGACAATAGGGAGATTATGTATAGAGGTGCTTATAGAGACAATGTATATGAAGATGATATAGAAACTCCAGAAGAAGTTGGCACCGTAGAGGCTACCCAACAAAACTCTGAAGGTTTTATGGATGCAAATAATGCAAGTGCTGTTCCTAAAGATGGAGAGGTACAAACAGAAAAACAAGAACATGATTATAAAAAAAGATACGATGACTTAAAAACGTACTACGATCAGAAACTAAATGATTGGAAGCAAGAAAAAGAAACTCTTTCTGCCCAAGCTAATGTAGCTGAAAAAGTACAACAAGAACAAGCATATGCTCCTCCTAAAACTAAGGAAGAACTGGCTCAATTTAAGGAAAAATATCCAGATGTATATCAAGTTGTTGAAACTATCTCTCACGAAATGGCTGACCAAAAAACTGCTGAACTTAAAGCTAAAATTAACGAGCTTACTGAAAAAGAACAGAAGTTAATTGTACAGTCTGCATTTAAGCAGCTAAATTCAGTACACCCTGATTTTAATGAAATCAAGGCTACTCCTGAATTTTTAGCATGGCTTGAGGAACAACCTGCCACTATAGCGGATGGTATTCGTAAAAACAATACTGATGCTAAATGGGCAATTCGCACTGTTGACTTATACAAAGCGGATGTGGGTATTTCGTCAAACAAAACTAGAGCGGTCTCAAATCGTAAATTGGATGCAGCTCAGGCGGTATTAAAAACTAAAACTAATCCTGCGAGGTCAGCCTCCGGGAATAAAAAAGTTTGGAATATGTCTGAAATTCAAAATATGAAACCTTGGGACTTTGAGAAATATGAAGCTGATATTGATGCTGCCATGCAAGATGGTAGAGTTAATCATTCAGCGTAACTTTAAGGATAACTAAATATGGCTACAATGGGAAGTGCAGCTGGCTACCAAAATTTACCTTCTGGTAATTGGGCACCGGCAATCTACAGTCAAAAAGTTCTTAAATATTTCCGTAGGGCATCGGTTGCTGAAGCAATTACAAATACTGATTACACCGGAGAAATTGAGAATTATGGCGATACTGTAAACATACTAAAAGAACCAACAGTAACTGTTGCGTCTTATGGTCGTGGACAAACTATAAATACACAAACACTTGCAGATGATCAAATCACACTAACAGTGGATCAAGGCAATTACTTTGCGTTTAAAGTTGACGACATAGAAGAAAGACAAGCACACGTAAACTGGGAAGCTCTTGCAACATCTTCAGGTGCATATGCTCTGAAGAAATCATACGACTTTAACGTATTAAATGCAATCAACGATGGTGCTGCTACTATAGATGGCACATTAGGTGTTGCAGGTACTGCTATATCTGGTAATACAGGTGACGAAATAGCAAACTACATTAGTACAGCAGCTCGTGTATTAGATGACAATGACGTTCCGGGTGAAAACCGTTGGCTTTGTGCCAGCCCTCAGTTCTATGAACTATTAAGACAGGCTGACTCAAAAATAATGGATTCATCTGTAACAGGTGGGCCATCTAATTTGTTTAACGGTCAAGTAACAGATAGAAAGATACATGGTTTTACTCTGTATCAAACTAATGTTATGACAGTTGGATCTGTAGGATCAGATGCAGCAAATACATTTGGACCTTCAGGAACATCAGGTGAAGCTGATGTCTTGTTTGGACATATGTCTGCAGTAGCTACTGCTTCACATATTGCTAAAACAGAAGTAATACGTGATCCAGATAGTTTCTCTGACATAGTTCGTGGTTTACACGTATTTGGTCGTAAAGTACTTCGTGGTTCAGCAACAGGAACTGGCTACAAAGGTGTATTCACTGGTGTAGTGGATTTAAATACATAAATTAGAAAGGAATAAAAGAAAATGGGTACATTTAATGTAACCGGTGCCGGTGGCACAACAGGTCATCCTTCTAATGGAAGGACACCTTACTTAGTAGAGAATACAATTGACATCTCTCAAGTTGACGGAGATGCTGGAGCTGCACAAAATGATGTGCTTCAAGTTCTGGATCTTCCAGCTGAAACTTTAGTCATGTTTGCAGGAATAGAAGTGCTAGTAGCATGTTCAAGTTCTGTAGTTCTTGATCTTGGTATCACTGGAAGCACAGCAGGTTTTTCTGATCCTGATGCTTACGTAGATGGCTATGATGCTACAGGAGCCAGTTATGCTCCTATCTTATCTGTATTGAAGCTTCAAACAAAAGTTGCCGAAACTCTAGATGTTCTAGTAGCTGGTGCAGCTTCATCTGCAGGTAAAATCCGAGTCTGGGCAATCCTTTGTGACATTTCAGGAGTTTCTGAAACTGACACAAATACTGCTGCTCAACACGATACTGAATAGTACTGAAAATTAACAGTAAATAAAAATTATTGGGGGAGGAAATTGTTTTCTCCCTCAGTATAATCTCAGGAATTTCTTATGACTGTACACAAGTTAACAAACACTCAAAAATCTTACAAACCAAAAACTATAGAAGACTATATAACCACTGCAGAAGAAATGAAATTACGTATGGTTTCTATTGAACAAACATTAAATTTAATCTTAAAAAAACTGGACATGTAATGGTTAAAAAAGGTTTATACGCAAACATTAATGCAAAGAAAAAAGCTGGTACTAGCAACACAAAGAAAAAGTCTACTATCTCAACAAAAGCTTACAAGAACATGCAAGCAGGATTTCCAAACTCTGCAAAGAACAAAGCTAAAAGAGCTAGAGGATAGCTAGTGGCTAGATCTCCAGCATGGCAAAGAAAAGAAGGCAAATCCAAATCGGGGGGATTAAACAAAAAAGGAGTGGCTTCCTACAGAAAAGCTAACCCCGGATCAAAATTAAAAACAGCTGTAACAACCAAACCATCCAAATTAAAAAAAGGATCAAAGGCAGCAAATAGAAGAAAGAGTTTTTGTGCTAGAATGAAGGGGATGAAAAAGAAACTAACCGGTGCAAAAAAGAAAAACGATCCTAAATCAAGAATTAATAAAGCATTAAAGAAGTGGAACTGTTAAATGAAGGGCGTAAAACATTATACTAAACAGGGTAAAGTTCACAAAGGGACTACGCATAAAATGCCTAATGGAACATTACATTCTGGTAAGACACACAGCAAAAGTAGTAAAAGATTATACCACTATAAAGAGCTTACTAAAACTGCACAAACTGTAGCAAAAAAACAATAGGGATAGAATAGTGGCAACAACATATCTAGTATTAGTAAATAACGTGTTAAATGAATTGAATGAATCAGAATTAACAGCTTCTAATTTTTCTAGTAGCAGAGGAATACAAACTGCAGTAAAAAAGTTTGTACTAAAAGCTATACATGAAACTTATAATGCCCTGTCTGAAATTCCAGATTTATATATATCTACATCACAAACAACAAATGCTGGACAAAGAACCTATGCCTTACCTTCTGCCGCTTCTCCTCAAAGCACAGATTTAGCTTATAGAAAAATGGATTGGGACACTTTTAGACTTGTACCAAAAGAGATAGTAACAAACGGTGAGTTTACATCAGCTATTTCTAGCTGGACAACCTCTTCAGGTACCCCTGCTTACAACTCTGGAGGAAATGGTAGATTAAGACTTAATGCAGCAGCAGCACATCAATCTCTATCTACAGTAAAAAATACTACATATAGAATACAAGTAAGAATTTTTGATTCTTCTTCAGCAGGGTCTAGTTTAAAAGTGCAAGTAGGCACATCTGCAACTGATACAACAAGTTTAAGCAGTACAGTAACTGTAACAAACTATGGAGAAGGTAAAAATTTAGATACTATATTTACAGCAACTGCATCTACAACATTTATAACTGTAGATAATGATGATTCAAATAACATTGACGTTGACTACATAAGAATATCTGAAGCTATACCTATAAAAAAATTAAGATACTTAACATATGACGATTGGAGTACAAGATTTTTAGAAAAAGATTTAAAAAATTCTGAAGATTGCCTAGGTGTTCCAAACTACATATACCAAACCCAAGATAAAAAGTTTGGGCTATCTCCTGTACCAGATCAAAGCAACTACTCTATAGACTACGAGTATTGGAAAGTACACACAGAATTATCTGCTCATGGAGACACTATGGATTTAGATGATAGATTTAAATCTGTAATTACTACAAGAGCAAAATACTATGCCTACATACTTCGTTCTGATCCACAAGCTGCTCTAATGGCTTATGAAGAGTATAAAAACCAAATACAAATTCTACGATCTGAGTATATAAATACAAAATCTTACATGAGGGATACCAGAATATAAATGCCTGATACTTCTTATCAAAAGCCCTTTACAGCCAGTTGTGCAGGAGGCCTCGTACTTAATAAAGACGTGTTTACTATGGAAGCCGGAGAAGCTTTACAATTATCTAATTTTGAACCTGATATAACAGGAGGGTATAGAAGGCTTAACGGAACAACTAAATACAACACAACCATAGTACCCCAAGTAGCAAATGCTGATGAGAGAATATTGATGTCTGTAATATTTAATGGAATAATAATTGCAGCAAGAGGTGGAACAGTGTATACTGGTTCTACAAGTGGTAGCTG